AGACAACAACTTCAGGAGAATCTGAATCATTAGAAAGTATTAATTTTGTATTAGATGCTCCAAGTCCTGTAGGAATGGTTGTAGTTCCTGCAAGAATATTACCATCAACAGTCAAACCATCAGCAACAACTGTACCTGATATGTCTATCCCTGTTGAGGTTGTGGCAAATTTAGAACTGTTATTGTGCCTTAAAGAAACAGCACCTCCATCAACAAAATCTGCGAGGATAGCAGTTGAGCCACCTCTAATTTGAACATCAGTACCTTGTAGCCTTAAATTACCAGTACCAACATCCTTAATAAAACTTTCTGTTCCATTATGAAAAATCTCTAAATCCGAACCTGCTCCAAAGATAGCTTTATCACTATCAGCAAATAATATGTCATTACCATTAGATGCTAAATTACCACCAAGCTGAGGAGTTGTATCTTCTACAACATTGTTAATAGAAACAGCTTGAGCTCTAGCATCAGTGTAATAAAGGTTAGAGCCTTCAGCTAAATCGCCAGTGTCTTTTGTTGCAAGTCTAGTATCAAAATCAGAGTTAGCTCTTGCACTTGTATAATATAAATTACTACCCTCAGCTAAATCAGATGTAGACTTACCACTAAAAGCAGAATTAAATCTAGCTGTTGTATAGTAAAGATTAGTTGAACCCTCAGATACATCATCAGTATCTTTTGTAGCTAGTCTTGTATCAAATCTAGCATCAGTATAATAAAGATTAGTTCCTTCTGATAAGTCTGATGTTGAATGATTGCTTATGCTAGATACAGTTCCTGTAACTGCACCAATAACATTACCTTCTATGTTAGCAACTAAAGTACCAAGTGAATTAAGAGTAATATTGCCTGTAGCACTACCATCTGCTGTTGTTAATCCTAATGTAAATTTATCAACAGATTCATCCCACATAAAGATACCATTATCAGCAGTACCTCTATTAATAAGCATACCTGAATCATTTACAGGACTACCTGTTAATCCTGCATTAAGCTGGAATAAGTTATCTTCTATATCAAGATTTGTTGTATCAAGAGATGTAAGAGTTCCATTGACAGTTAAATTACCTGCTACTGTTAAATCAGATGCAATCTGTACATCATCAGGTAGTGATAGAGTTATGTTTGCAGACTCACTACCACTTCCTGACACTGTAATCTTATTAGCAGTTCCTGTTATTGTTGAAACATAGTTACCTGTAGTGTCATTACCAAGCACCACTGAGTTATCTGCAACACTTGTTGCTTGTATGCCTAATGCATCAACAAATGCTTTAGTAACCCTTGCATCTATAGCTGAATTTGCTCTTGCATCAGTGTAATAAAGATTAGTAGTACCTTCGCTTAAATCATCGGTATCTTTGTTGTTAAATGCATAATCAAATCTTGTAGTTGTGTAATATAAATTAGTGCCTTCTGCTAAATCAGATGTAGACTTAGTTGCAAGTCTAGTATCAAATGCTGAATTAACTCTAGCTGTTGTGTAATAAAGATTAGTACCTTCACTTAAATCACCTGTATCTTTAGTAGCTAATCTTGTATCAAAATCTGTATTTGCTCTTGTAGATGTATAGTAAAGGTTTGTAGTTCCTTCACTTAAATCATCAGTATCTTTATTGCCAAATGCTGTATCAAATCTTGCTTGCGTATAATATAAATTAGTATTCTCAACAACTATAGAAGTATCAAGTGTTGATGTAACTGCTTGATTAGAACCATTACCTATAAATATTTTGCCATTATCTAAGTTAGGAGTAGCGTTGCTTCTTCCAGCACCACCTACTTTAATTGAACCAGCAGCAGCATGACTTCTAATTACTTTACCTATGTTTTGTATTTGACTGGATTCACCTGTTGGGGCTGTAGTTGTATAAGCACCTGCTGTTGTAGATACATAAAGTATTTGTCCTTCTGATACACCTGAAGTATCTAATTCTTCAATAGTACCAAAAGTAACTACTTGTAATGCAGCGTTATCATTAGCATCAGATAAAGCTAATCCAAATGCAGGCATTTTAGATGCATCATCAGCTTTAGCTTGACCAACTGTTGGTACATCACCTGATACGCCTGATATATAAACAACATCACCCTTGCTTAAAGCACCATCTGCTTTAGCATTAAACCTTATACCACCTTCTAAATCACCAATAAATTCTTCTGTAGCTGTAATGATATTAAAAGTAACATCATCAGTAGCAGCTACAGATTGTCCTATAGCAATACTAGGAGTAGAACCTTCACCAGTTCCACCTGTTACTGTTACACCAGTTCCACCTGACATAGATTCAACATAATCACCAGTTGTATCAGTTCCTAATGTTATTGAATTGATTTGCACAACTGTATCTATATCAACATTAGAACTACCATCAAAAGATACTGAACCTACTACATCACCTGATAAAGATATAGTTCTTGCTGTACTTAGAGTATCAGCAGAATCTGCATTACCTGTTAAGTCTCCAGTAACATTACCTGTAACATTACCTGTTAAGTTACCAGTAACATCTCCTGTTAAATTCCCAGTAAATGTATTAGATGCAGTAATACTAACACCTGTAGTAATCCAAGCATTATCAGCAGCGTTTCTTATCTTCAATACACTGCTAGATGTATCTACCCATAATTGATGAGCAAATGTGGTTGATGGTTCTGTTGAGCCACTATTTACAGTTGCAATAGCTAAAAGAGCATTGTTTAAATCTGCTCTAAAGTCTGCACCTGATTGGTTTGCTATGTTGTAATCGTGTTGTGCCATAATAAAATCCTATTTTATATATCTTAAATCATTCAGGGATACTTGGAAATATCACATCAGCAATATTATTAGCTGACTGATGTAAAGATGGTAAGTCTCTTAATTCCTGCCTATATGTTGCCCATTCTTGTTTCTTAGAATCAGATAAAGGGCAGTCATTTAATTGAGTCCAGTCTGATTCTTTTAGTAATTCGTTTCTTTGTAATCTAATTGTTGGGAAAAAATCTATGGTTTGTTCTACAGGCGAGCCATCAATAATCTTATGTTCACCAACCTCATAAATACCCTCTATAACTGATTGACCATCTTCTAAAAGAATATCTGTTATATCTGCATTAGTTGCACCATTAGATATGATGTCTCCTGTATCTGTTTTGTATATTGTAAAATCTGCCATATTATTGTGTGTTATCTATAAATACATAAAGAGATTGATAGGTAGAGTTTAGTTTAGTCACCCATCTTAATCTCCAATAAACTGTACTTTGTGTGCTTGAAAGTCCACTGATATCTCCTGAATAAGCAAATACATAGGTTCTAAATGTACCTGCTGCAAATGTTATGTTTTGTACTCCACCTGCTGCTTGAGTCCAAGTAGTACCATTTAAGCTGTATTCTAAATATCCAGCAGTACAGTCTCCATAAACCCCTGTTAATATTGCTCTATACTTTGCACCATCTCTTATTTGATTCATGGTTAAAGATAGATAAGTTCCTGTTGAGTTTGTATTAACAGTAAAGTTAGTACTTCCTCTTTGAATCACACTACCAAATACCTCTAGGGGTACAAAAGTTTCAGTAGCTAAATGACTTTTTATATCAGCAGAAACATCACCAAAATGCTCTACATTTAAAGTGCCAACATTAACTCTTGCTGAATCTAGTTGGTCTGCTGTTATCTTAGTTGCTGATATGCTATCAATCTTATCGTTATTAACCGAAGCATCTGCTAATTGATTTGTATCTACTCCACCTGATTTAATAATTAAATTACCACTACCATCAGTATCAATAGTTACATCATCTATTTGTATTCTATTTGCATTTAAAGTTCCTGTAGAAACATTATCTGCATTTATATTAGTAACATTAACAACTGAACCATTAATAGTTCCAGTAGTTATTACACCACCTGATATAGAAGTAACATTTGTATTAACTTGACCGCCATTAATAAAAGAAGAATCATTAGTCAAATCAGAAATATTGTCTCCTTGAACAACAATATTACCAGCAGTAATAATAGTTGAAGCTGATACTGCTCCTGTAGCTCCTGCAACTGATTGGACTGGTGCTGCTGAAGCTGCTCCTGTTGCATCAACATATCCTGAATTATTTGTAAGGTCTGATATATTATCTCCACTTACTATAATGCTTCCTGTTGAAATAATATCTGAAACATTAAGTCTTGCAGTATTGACTATGCCTGTTGTTATAACTCCACCTGATATAGAAGTAACATTGCTATTGACCTGACCACCATTGATAAATGCAGAATCATTAGTTAAGTCAGATACATTATCTCCACTTACTATAATGCTACCTGTTGATATGATGTCATTAACATTTAATCTTGCTGTAGCTAAAGTGCCTGAAGTAATATTATCTGCATCTAAATTAGTAACTGTTATTTGACTAGCATCTATAGTTCCTGCTGTAATTTTATTTGCTGTTATAGAATTTATCTTTGCATCAGTAACATTTCCATCTAATATCTTATTTGTAACAATAGCATCATCTTGTATATCAGCAGTAGCAGTAGGAGCATCACCAATAGTAAAAGTTAAAGTAGCTGGAGATGATTCTGAACCTAGTGTATTAAGTGAACTAACGCTAGCAACATAATTAGAAGCTGTAGGCACAAAGTTTAAATCACAATTTTCTACATCTACTATTCTATTCAGAACTTGATTGCTAGAACTATCTACAACATTAACTCTATATTGATAATCAGGAAAATCTGTTGGCTCATTCCAAGATAAAAATGGTCTACCTGTAGAACTAGAATCAGTATCAGTAAATGATAATCCTGTTGGAGCTTTTACTGCATAAGCAGAAGGTAAGTTAGCTAGTTCTTCTACTGGTTCTTGAGGTGGTACTTCCCATGTATAAACATCAAAGTATTCTATTAAGCTGACTGCAACTAATCCATTTGGTTGCAATTCTAATGCTTCTACTCTACAAATCTTACCTGAGAATCCTAAACCTGCATAAGTTAAATCTACTATATCACCTACATTCAGTTTATACATCTCAGGAGTTCCTAAGAACTGCATGGTGGTCTGATTTCTACTTCTAGTTAAGATTGCCTTACCCATGTTATAAGCTATGTAAGGGTCACTTATATAAGGGAACTCAGCTTTAATTTCTAATATTTCATCACCATCATCTGAATAATATTCAGGACTTGCATCATGTAAAACTGTAGCTGTATCTAATTCATATTTTTTATTAGCATTGAAGAATTCAACAATAACTTTATTTGCTTTTTTATCTTTATTACCATAATCAACTGATATACCAGCATCAGCAATAATATGATTGTCATTGATACTAAATGTAGAAGAACCTGTATCTTCTATTGATAATTCATACTGACCATTAATATAAAGAAAAATACCTCTCATATTAGAAAGAAGCTCTTTAGCATTTTCCATTACATTTTTATTTGTATCTAAATAACCATTACAGTGAAATCTTTTAACTTTTAATAATGAAGAGCCAGTTTGCGAAGAATAGGTGCTACTAAAAGTATTATTTATAAATACAATGTATTCTTCATTTGAATCAAAAAATTCACTTCTTTGCACATCAATAATTTCATCACCATCTATAACACCATTACCATTAGCATCAAATAAATCTAAAAGCTCACCTATTTTGTTTTGCCACCAATCCTCATTGGCATTTGCTCCTGCAATAGTAAAGAAGTTATCACCACTATTTGCACTCCAAGTAAGTGATTGTGCTGAACCATTAAAATAAGGCTGGTCAACCTCTGTATCACAGACATTAGCAGCAGAGCTAAATGTAGTCATATTAATTTGTGATGCTGTTAAACCTTTTCCATATTCATTGTTGGAGATTAGGTCAAGGAAGCATAAAGCTGGATTATCAGAAAATTCATAAGTGGATGGAGTTCCGAATGTTTGACCTGAATCTCTTGGGTCATAAACCTTCTTACCTCTTACTTGAACTGTTAGTTGTGGCACTCCTGACCATATACCTTCTTTATCATAGCCATAATGAGCAGCTATATAACAAACACCATTTAGCTTATGTGCAGAAGTCCAGTTAGGCATAGAAGCAACAAGCATTGGGTCTGCTGTTTGTGATGCAGCTCCATGATGTAGATTCATAACATATCTATATTTTGATGTAGGACTTGTACCAAATTGACCAGCACCAGCATCAATACCAGTACCATTTTGTGAAACTGTATTTAATGAACCTGAACCTGAAGATATTTTATCTGAACCTATATAACCACCATCTCTAAATCTTGCTGAATCAGTTAAAGGATTACCATCAAGCTCAATAGTCCTACCTAGTATTTCATCACATTCACCAACTGATAAAGCATAGACAACATATAAATCTCTTGAATCATTCCCTGATACATCCATATATATAATCTGAGCACCAACCCTTCTAGTTCCATAGATAACAGGTATCTTTCCACCAGCAGATGTTTTATTAGCTAATATATCTTGACCTTTAGCCATCATTTGTCTAGCTTGCATGAATCCCCTAACACCAACTGCTAAAGTTGCAATATTAATAAAACCAGTTATTCCAGCTATAATATTTCCTAATGTTCCAGTAGCACCAAGAGTAAAACCTTTACTTACAAAAAACTTAGCTATGCTTGACCAAAATGCCATTATCTACCCCACCTTACATCTTCTTTAACTTGAGTAGCAAATTCCATACCTTTGTCACCTGTACTAAACGATTGTTGTGATTCATCAGAATAGTGCCTACCTTTTGTTAAATTCCAATTTGCCCAATGTGATGCAACAGTTAAAGTCAAAGCAGTATTATCTATGTTTTCTGAAATAGATACATTTCTAATCTGACCTGTAAAATAATTAATCGCACCAACGATAGTTTCATCTGAATTAAAATATGCTAAATAAATATCTACTATCTTGTCTGTAAAAGAGCCATCTTCTACTAAAGACCTTACTTCATTAGTAACATTAGAAAAAACAATATTTAATTCATTAACCTCTAACTGACCTGTTTCAGAAGTCATATCAACTTGTAAAAAAGAACCGCCAGCTTCATAGCTATTAGAATCATAAGTAACATCAGAATACCAATCAGTTAGTCTGATAGTAGATGATAAATTAAGCTCAACTAAAAAAGCTGTCTTAGTTGCTGTTGATGATACTTGAGTTTGTAAATCAGATGATAAACTTCTAGGCATTAGGTTATAACCTCTCTAACATCAAATGAAATACTATAAAAACCACTAGCATCTGTTGAATACATAATCTCATTATTTTCAAGATAAACAGTGAAACTAGGTTTATTTACAGTAACAGCTTCATTATCTGCTAGAGATGCTACTAGATTAGGTGATATAAGAAGAGTTAATGCTCCACTACCATCAGAATCAATATCTGATTGAACCATGTAAACTTTACTATGATTAGCAAACTTGATTAAATCTCCAGCTTTTAAAGCACCTGTCTGATTAGCTGAGAAGCCATCTAAAGCTATAGAAGCATCTCCTGATGTATGTGCTCCAACTACTTGGATATCTGTTTCTGACTTGCCTGCACCTAAGTTATCTAGTGGTGCAACTATAGTAAAGTCCTCAAAAGAACCTTTTTGTTTTTGTAAAAATGCAAATACTTCTTGAGCCTTTTCTTGTTGTAAAGGTGGCATTGCAACTGTAAAAGAAAAATATTGACTACCTATTTGTCTGACTTGTTTTCTACCTGATAAAGTCTGATTAATTAATGTAGGTCTATTATCTTTAAAATTTAAACTTCTAAAATTGGGAGATGTTGGAAATTGTCCTGACATTATACGACTCCCATTTTGCCTTGATTATTCATGGCATTGTTTATGATTGATGTTATCAATCCTTTTCTTGATGCTAGCAACTGGTCAAATCCAGCAGCATCTACTGTTGATATATTGAAGTTGACTGTAGCACCACCAACTGCTTGACCTTTTGTATGGTCAATTACAGTTTCATTAGGATGTAATATTGCAGGGAATCCACCTTTTCCATCTACACCACCTGCTCTTGCTCCCATACCTGTATAGCCACCACCAGCAAAACTTAAACCTTCAAAAAATGATTCAAACTTACCAGTGATAGGTGCAATAATCATTTTTTGTATTGCTATTCTTAACAATTGCTCAACAACATAATCTGCAAATTGTTTAAATTCTAACTTACCAGCCTTTAATGAATTTATTATTGCATCTTCAAATTTTTTCATTGTATTTACAGTTAATTTTTCCATTGACTTTTCAACATCTTGCAATTGACTTACAAATGCTTGAACTGGTTGCGATAATTTTTTTGTGTTATTAACTGTAGTATCTATTTCTTCATTAACTTCTTTTAATGGCTCTTTAACTTCTGTTATTGCTGTTCTTATATTTTCAAATTTTTGTTTTAATTTATCGACATCAACTATTTCACCATCAAACCAACCAAATGCATTAAATAATTCTAATGTTGAATTAGAAAAATTAGCCATAGCAACTACAGCTTTTTCCAAACCATTCACCATACTAACAGCAATATCTTTGCCTAATTGTTTGAATCCACCAGCTAGCTTTGCTGTATGTTTCATCATCTCAATAAATCGTTCAGCTAAAGTTTGTAATACTGGTAAAAATGCAGCAATTATATATTGGGAAAAGGTCTTAATTTGTTTGAAAGCCATACTGGTTGTGTCACCAAACTTTTCAAAAGCTGCTGTTGTTTCTGCATCAATAATAATTCCTAAATCTTCAGCTTCTTGGAAAAATTCTTGTAAACCTGCAGAACCACCTTTTAATGTATTAACTAATGCAGCACCTTCAGAATCGAAGAATTTAAAAGCAAGTCTTAATCTAGTTGATGCATCTTCAGTATTTTTAATACCATCAGCAACATCAAATAAAACTTCCTCTGTACTTCTCAAAGTACCATCATTGTTTTTAAGTTGGATACCTAATTCTTCTAATGCAGCTTTAGCTTCCCCTGTACCATTCTGAGCTTCACCAACTCTTCTGATAAATCTTTGCAAAGCCATGTCTAAAGTATTTTGAGCAATACCTGTTTGGTCTGCTGCAAATCTCATTTGTTGTAATAAATCTACATTAATACCAAGTTTGCTTGCAGTTTTACCTAATCTATCGATGGCATCAGTATTAACTTTTACAAAGGCTCCAAGTGCTGTTGCAGCACCTGTTGCAGCCAAACCAACCTTTCCTACACCCATTGCAGTATTTTTACCAAGTTTTCCAACCTTGGTTAAACTTTTTGTTACTGCATCAAAAGCTGCTTTAGTCTTATTTACTGCTGTTAATGTAAATGCTACTTTTTTATTTGCCATTATTTCTTTTCTCTTGTGCTAACTCTAGGTAAGCTATCCATCCTTGATATTCTTGGATAGTAATTTCCTGTAATTCTTCCAAGGTCTTATGCAATTTTTCTGCTAATGCATATTGCATATATAAATTACTATCCTCTATTAGTTTTTTTTTGTCTCCTCAATAGGTTTCTGACCCATAATTTGAGTTGCAACATCTACCAAAATTTGTTGGTCTACATCATTTAGTAATGCCCTTTTATCTGATAAATCAAACAGTTTATCTCCATTTTCATCTAGTGCTTTGTAAATAAGAACATAAGCCATCATCGTTAAATCATCATCTTTACTCATTTTATAAAGTTTAGATGTTTCGCTTAGCGTTAATGGCTTACTATATATTTTAAGGGATTCATCTTCATTTCCCCATTCAGGCACTTCAATTACTTTTACATCTTGCTGTGCAAAATGCTCCTTAGCTCTCTCAATTGCTTTCATAGTCCTATACTGTTGTTGATGTTAAAGCACCATTGCCTTGTACTGAAATACTAGCTTCAACCAATCCATCAAATGATGCACTTCTTGAAACACCAGTAACAATAGCTGAACCAGTATAATAAGTATCACCTGATGTATCTCCTTCAGGATAAACATTTAGTGTTACTTCTGAGCCAATAGTTAAAGCACCTTGACCACTAGTATCAGTCTCATCCCAAAATACATCTAAACTTCCTGAGAAAGAAGTCAATGATGATTTATATGTTCTAGCAGAATCACCCATTGAAGTATCTTCTAAAGTATCAGCAGATTCTTCGATTGAGTAAGACCTAATTTCAGCTACAGCATTAGAACCGACTTTTACAGTTCCTTCACTTCCTTTATGTGTTGCCATTTTCTACCTCGTCTTTCGACTTTTTCTTAGAAGAAGATTTAATTTTATCTTGCGAATGGACTGCTTCCTCTTTCCAACCCATATTCAATAAAGACTCAACCTTAGAAGGATGAGCTTCTATAGAAACTTTGCCATCAGGACTAATCATTTTCATAACTGTCTCCTATACTGCTACATCAGGATTAGTTTCCTGAACATAGTAATTAGTTAAGAAGGTTAAACTCACATATCCTAGTGGTTTTTCACCTTCACCATTAAACTCTATTTCAGTTGATTCTAAATAGCAGTCTTTAGCTAATCCATCTAAAGTTCTATCTGCTGCTATTGCTTCTTCAACTTCTTTTGATATTGTATCAATAGTATCATCAAAGTCACTAGTAGCTTTTGCATATCCTTCTACTACTACTGACAATTCTCTACTCATAACTCTATCAGTACCTATCACTATAGGTTCAGATGTTTCTGACTTAGTATAGATAACTAATGCTGGTACTGTTTCTAATGGATAAACCCTTGACTCATAGACTCTTGATCCAGTTGTAGTTAGACCAGTTAAAGTAGTACCAAACTTTTCTCTAATTTGTTGTCTTATATGATTTGCCATTATATTTCCTCTAACATTAATGCACTAAAACCTGTTCTATCTGCTTGTATATTAACAACAGTATA